GCGCGAATTACCCTTGAGTGTCGAACCTGTGGGAGTACCTTGCATAGGGTGTAAGCGTCCACTCACTTCGCACTCGCCATCGCTCTTTGTAAGTTCATCAGGAACTTTGCTTGGAAGCCATCAGTTCTGGAGAACACCACGCCCTCAGCGAATGTGCCCATTGGATATTTTGGTCGATAGCCAGCCTTGTTTGTGTACTTAGCGACCATCCTGATCCTTTCGCCACCAGTCTTTGACTTGCGGCCATATCGCTCCCAGATACCCTCATATTGCTCACCACTTCTGCCTTTGGGAATTCCTTTGAAAAACTTTGACTTATCGTCAATCATTTGCTTCATTGTTCCTCTTGGGATGTTTCCATACTGATTCAGCTTGGATTGCTTAGTAGAGACAAGGATTGCCCTGCGCTTTGGAAAGCGTGTCCCGCCATCAACCATGAACTTCATGTATTCAGCCCGAACAGGGTCAATGAACACTGTGGCAATCAGATCGCGTTTGGTTGATCGTTTGTACCTGAAACCTTTTTGGGTGAATGGTGTCGCACCACCCTCGAATGTCTCTTGGGTCTTTTGTGGCAAAACTCTCTGGCTCAGATTGAATGCCAAGTCATTGAGTGTCTTGCTGGCAGCAAATGGAATCTGGTCTTTCTTGACTACATTGAGGAATCGAGTCGCGTTGTCGATGTCAATTTTTACATTGATCTGCATATATTCTCCAAAAAAAGAGAGGGAGTGAACCCTCTCAAAGTCTCAATGGCAACTTGGACAGTTCATTGTGATTGGTCATGGCTCGGATGTCAAAGGAATTGGTACATCATGCGGCCATAGTTGGAACTTAATCAACTGCAAGACTGTTCGTTTGTGGGCTTTATGCCAGAGTGACTGCCTTGCTTCCTTGGTTAAGTCCTTGCCTTGATCGATCTCCATGTGACAAGTGTGACAGAGACTGGCAATCAGATTGTCATCAGCTTTGATGGATCGGCCACGACCACCGCCCCAATTGGAATGAGCGCCACAGACAGTGCCATCCTCGATGCCGCATATCTGGCAGGGTATCAGCCGAGCGTTTCGCATGAGGGTTTCACTGCGAATGTATTTGTGTTTGGGGAATCTCATGTGATCTCAACGACTCGATTGCCGTTGCCTTTGATGTAGTTTCTGGTTTTCTCAACAAACTTCTCAAACTCGCTTCTGTGAATGCTTGCTTGCTGGAGATCAGCATATTCGATCAAATCCCGAATTGCCTGAATAGTGACCCCATCCAAACCCATTATGAGTGTTTCCTGATATCGCATGGCCGCTTTATGCAATCCTTCCTGAGCCTTTTCGCAGACTGGCAACACCTCAGCGCCCACTCCAGACCAACCCATCATTTGACTCAGGTTGAGCAAATCAACCAGCGTCCTCCAGTCTTGGACAGTTCCTTGACCTTTGGTCATTGACTCAAGTGCAGCCAACTCAGTCATTCTGAGTTTGTCCAAAAGGTGTCTGGGTGTGATAGATGCTCCGACCATTGCATGACCAATCGGATTGACCAGACTCCACCTCTTTCTCTTTGTTGCCTTCCTAGTCACGCAAAACTCCAAACAAGTTGCAAAACCCATGACCAAAAAAGAATAAGCAACAAAAACAGTGCTGAAAAGACAACTTTGTTGCTCATTTTGCTCCACCATTGATTCGGTTTTGTTTGAGGTTGACCGCAGTGATTCGTTTGAGCCAGCACGATTGGCAATGCCACTTCAAGCCCATTTCAACACCTCCCTCTGGTGGTTTTGTCATTTCACAATGAGTGCAGACTTTCATCTTGTTAGTTGAAAAAGTAGCGCCTAAATCAATTTGAGGCATCATTTGTTTTTGTCTTTCAATTTAACTTCAGCCCATGCTTGCAGAAAAGGAATGAGCAATCCAAAAAAAGCGCCAATCAACATCCAACCAATAGCTTCGATCATTTGTTTCTCGCAGGGCAATCGCGCCCTTGATAGCAGTGGTTATTGCATGGAGGACAGGCTTTTTTGTCATAAATGCCGTGATAGGCTTCAACCCATCGAACGATCTCCTCAAGGCTTCGCCAAGGGCCAAGATGCTTTTTGATGTGATCGTCTGGCATTGGTTTGCTCATTCTTGTCTCCTTTTAATCTGTATTTAGTGCGTCTTTATTCAAAGCCAACTCTTGAATTTCTCGGACTATGGAGCCACACAAAACATCGATGATGTCCACACCTTTGACTTTTGCGCTTGTCAACTCCATCCAGTCAGTTAAAAACCCATTTTCAGGGTCAGCAGGGTAATAATCCAACTCACATTCGATAATCTCGTCAAGATAATGGTGTTTGTAATTGAATATCATTTTCTTCCTCGATTTTGTTTCTCACCCATTTTGAGCCGCCATAATCTTTGAGTTTCTTTTTTTGTGGTTTGGTAATCACAATATTGACTCGGATTAACTCCTCTGGATATTTTTTTCGGCCAGCGCCTTCGCGTTTACCGCCTCTCATTTAATGAGGACATCAAAATAATGGAGGAGTCCGACACACAATGCCAAACCGACCAGAGTTGCTGCTGCGATATCTTTCAAAGTTTCCATGATGATCTCCTGTTGTTGATGTTTGAAATTCTACATCACTTTTTCAATAAATTGGGTCATGTGTTGTTTTTATGCCGTTTTCTGCGCACCAAGCCAAAAGCCACTCTGTGAACTCGCTGGCCTCGTCTTTTGTGAAGTGTCTGGTCTGTTGGCCAAGTTGAACCACTCTCTCGCCATCAAGACTTGGAGCGACTCTGCCAGACGATCTGCCTGTTTCCTTAGCCCAAGCGTCCAATAAAAATCGTTTCCACGACTCAGTGTCCCATCTTGCTCCAGCGTGTTGCGCTTGCTTGGCAATCTCTCCAATTATGGAATGAAACATTGCATTCTGTTGGCCAGACCGAGTTTGCTTTTTTACTGTCAAACTGATTTTGTGGCCAGCCATCAACTCAGCCTTGATCTGAATCCAAGCCTCTGACAAGACTTTGTGTCCCTGTTGAGGGTTGAATAGGGTCACATTCATCCTTTTGCCTTTATTTTGGTTTCGGGCAACTTAATCGCTACTGGCTGGCCAAAACCTACTGTGCTGACATAAGCTGTTGCGCACCAATCTCCAGCCTTCAATGTTTCGTCAAACTCATGGACAATTTGTAGCGGGTGTTGTTTGTCCCATTCCATTGTGTGTGGCTCACTATCAGCCCAACACCTTGCAACGATCAAGCACTTTGATGCCGCATAACCCACTACATAAGATCGAGGATGAACATGGCGCGGTTTACTAATCAACTTCCACTTCTTTTTTGCACACCATTTTTCAATTGCAGCAACAGTTTCTTTTTGCAATTTGGTTGTCATGCTTCCCTCACTAAAATTTCAGCCTTGGCAATCTCGCCATAAGTTTTGTGAATGTGCAGACTGACAATCTGCGAGTCGTTAAGAAAAACGATCTGATCCATGCCATCGATGATCGCTTTGGCAACATTGTCAGCGTCTGGCCGCTTTATGTGCTTTTCCTGCCCAGCCAAACAAGCCTCAGCGCGTTTTTTTGAGTAAGACTGAGGAATCGGAAAGGTTAGGTGAATAAACGCCTCCAAAGCCGAATCCAGTGGCTTGGATGAACCCATTGCAGCCTTGGCCATCATTGCGACCTCGGCCTCATAAGTTCTGGTCTTTTGAGGAGTGAATGTCTGAACAAACTTTCCCCGAGTTGAGAATCTTGGACGTCCTTTTGGTACTGGTGCGCCATAGACTACAAAACAAACTTGGAATGTCATTTGTCAGCCTTTTTGGTTTGTTTGTGAATTGTTGCCATGCGCTGTCTCAAATCCAAAGTATCGGACTCGCCTCTGATTCGTTCCAAGTCCCTTAACACACCCTGCCACCAGAGCAATGCTTTGCTTGAGCCAATCGTCAATTTCTTGGCTTGGTAGCGTCTGAGCCACTCCATTGCTTCGCAGTTTCTGAAGTGATCCAATTCCTCTGGTGTCATTTGCTGGCCAATCAATTTTCATTTTTACTCCCAAATTGTTTTCTTAGTGCTGCCAACTTTGCAAGGGCTTCGGCTTTGACTTTTTCGCCAACATCGATCTCAGCCTGAGTTTTTTGTTTTGTCAGCAATAGTTCGCTTGGAGGCTGTCTTGGGATTTCAGGGCCAAGATTGCAAAAATCTCTGAACTTGATCGCGCTCGGTGGAAAGTCAGCATCGAGGTGCTTCAGGGCAAAATCCATGCTTGGCTTGTAAGTCAGGAACACACCAAGTTTTTCTTTCCAAATCTGTCTGACAAGTGCTGGCTCGACATCTTGCCAATGAGTGACAAACCTTGATCCATAGATCGCATTCATCACACCGAAAATGTAATCAAAGCCTGAATCGGCATCACAGAAGTCGTTTTCGTTCCACATCATCGGCCTCCAGTACATTGGTTTCGGGTTTTGCCCAGAATGGGGCTTTTGGTGTTGACAGACCTCTGGTCAACTGATTCATGGTGTTTTGTCGTTGTTCAGATTGAGTCAGCTTCTCTTTGACCCATTCGGCTTTTAGACCTTGACTTCCTCTGGTGCACCATTCAATTAAAAACTTTTCAAGTGGCCAACCAAGTTTCCTTGCTTCTGCATAAGCACCTTCAAGAACAGTTTGAGTGATAGGCGCTTTTTTACTTTTTCTCAAAGCAACCCAATCATTCCAAACTTGTTCAGAAACATCAAAAGGACAAGCAACTTTAGTTGCGCTCTCTCTCTTTGGTTTTTGGTTATTCGTTATTGGTTCTTGGTTAGGGTTAGTTTTGGAAACCATTTGGGTTTCATTTGGGTTTGATTTTGGTCTTCCACCAAGTTTACCAACCTCACGATTTCTTTCTGATTTTGCTTGATATGCAAAAATTGTTTCATCACATCTTTTATGAAACCAACAATCTTTTTCCATGTCAAACATAAAAAATTCTTCAAGAACTGTTTGAATTTCTTTTTCTTGTTTGGACATTCTTATCCTTCTGGCAACCTCATGGGTTGCGTTTGGGATAGGTTTTTCACTCGTGTAATAAAGGTCAAGCAATCTTCTAAATGCCAAATCTTCGTACAAAGACAAATGAGCAGTATCGTGAATGTAGTCACTCACATGAAAAGAGTAATAGTGCATAAATTTCCGCTTTTTAGACACCCTTTGAAGAACTACCAGCAGGAGAAGGGTTAACTCTTTTCGATGCGCTCATGACTTCGCATCTATCTGGGTTCGAATAATATCTTACTTCAAAAAAATCCTCAAGTCACCCATGCGTGATGGATATTTCAGGAAATCATAAGCGCCAGCCCGAGCCACTCTCGATTTCAACTCAGCGCCATCGTAAACACCAGAGCCGACCCATGATGGGGCTTTGACCAAATCTTTGTCATTGTGCAAGGCATCGCGGCCACTCTGGGTCAAATGCCATTGGCCACCGATCTCGACCACCAAACCGACTCGTTGCATATCTGCCAGATATCGGACAAAGTGAACCGAAAGTTGAGAATTCACAGTGTCCATGTTGGTGAATGACTTGGATGTCCTGCCACCACCAGACAAGCGCTGCAAAAGAGATTTGTGGCCATGTGAGAGTTTCATTTTTTGTTTGCGATAAAAGTTTTTGAAATAAATTCTTTTTGACAGCGCGACTGGCTCACCATTTGAGCCTCGTACCTGATAGAACAGTCAGAGCAGGGTGAACACACCTCTTTTGAGACTTTTGCCCAATATTGCCACTCCATAAACATTTTCCTGTCTGGAAAGCAGTGAGGATAGAACTTTTCATGGAACATTCCCGATTGTCACCATGCAGATTGCAAAAATGCAACACTTAGGGAAACTACTTACTAAAATAAATTGATTAAATGCGCATATAATCAATCATGCGCTGAAATCGGTCAGTGCATAACTAGGAGAACTGCAAATGAGAATGATGCACTTGAACAAAGGTGGCCAAGGATGGGCAACAAAAACAGCCTGTGGTCGCAATATGCTGAGAACCCCAATGTCAACCAATTGGGAGGATTTCAAAAAAGAACCCATTGAGTATCGTTGCATCAAATGCTTATCTAGCAAGCAATTTGAACTCAACACTCGCATGGATAAAAAAAAATCTTAATCAACTAGGGCTTCGGCCCTTAACTGGAGAACTGCAAATGACTAAATTATTCAAAGCTGAATGTTACTTTCAACAAGAGCAATATAACCCACGAATTCGCGCAACTGTTCCACCAGCTTGGGTGGTTGAGTTTGATTGCGCTTTGCCAAATACAAATGTGCCACCTGTTTTCTTTGGCATCACACGCAGAGAAGCAATCCAAAATGCAATTGATTGCTTGAAATCCCGAGGCTTGACTGGCCGTTTGATTCTTAATTAAACCAAAGGGCTTCGGCCCTTTTAACTGGAGAACTACATGAACACTCGTTTCCTTCGTCATGTGCGAAAAATCTTTGCCACTTATGACGCACCACCACAAACCATTCGACACTACCAGAGGCAGTGGATTCGATCAATTCGCAATCTTGGAGACAACTGGTTAGTGGCCAAACAAATCAAAAGGATTGAACAATGAAAGTTTATCAAGCAATCAATTTGATCCAAGCCGATCTTGCAAAAACTGGCATCGAGAAAAATCGAAAAAATCATCAAGGCTCTGGATATAACTTTCGAGGCATTGATGATGTTTATAACGCACTCGCACCATTGCTGGCCAAATACAATCTTTGTGTTTTGCCAAGAATGCTCACCAGACATTGTGATGAAAGAATTTCAAAATCTGGAAGCACTTTGTTTTATGTGACGATCGATGCTGAGTTTGATTTTGTGAGTTCTGAGGATGGCTCAAAACACACTGTCAAGACTTATGGTGAAGCAATGGACTCTGGAGACAAAGCAACAAGCAAAGCAATGTCTGCCGCTTACAAATACGCTGCATTCATGGCATTTGCAATTCCAACTGAGGGAGACAATGATGCAGACGCTGAAAGCCATGAGGTCGTGCCTGAAGGGAAAGAGCCTATCAAAGAAAAGGTCGCGCCATCAATCACAGACGCTCGATTGTTAAAAGCAATTGCAAAGATCAAGTCTGGTGAATACACCACAGACAAACTCAGGGCTTCATTCACTCTCACCGAGGCTCAGAATGAGAAACTGGTTTCGGAGTTGGCCAATGCTTAAGATCAGAGCATCGAGCCTGTCACAGATAATGACCGACCCAAAAGGAAAAGGTGAAGTCTTGTCTGTCGGTGCAAAGACATTCATTGCCAAGCAAGCCAAAGAGTTTGTTTATGGCTTCGATGAAAAGATTTCCTCCAAGTATTTGGAAAAAGGAATTCAAGTCGAGGATCAGTCAATTGAACTTCTCAACTCAGTTTTGTTCACCAGTTACCAAAAGAACACAGAGCGAAAAGACAATGAGTGGCTCACTGGTGAATGTGACATTTTCACTGGAGACGCGATCGTTGATATCAAATCATCTTGGTCACTCTCAACATTTCCAGTGCTGGCCGAGCAGGGTGCAGACAAAGATTATGAGTGGCAGTTGAGGGCTTACATGATGCTGTGGAATGTTGATAAAGCATCCATTGCATATTGCCTAGTCTCGACACCCGAGGAGTTGATTAAGTATGAGGACGCAAGCCTTCATCAAGTCGATCACATCGCGCCAGAACTCAGAGTCACCAGAGTCTTTTATGAGAGGGATCAAAGCCTTGAGGAAAAGATTAAAGTGAAGGTGGAAGCCGCCAGAGAGTATTACCAACAAATCATCAACCAAATCGCCAAAGAGCATTCAGGAGAAAATTAAATGGCTTCAGTCAATAAAGTGCATCTAATCGGAATCGCAGGACGCGATCCAGAATTGCGTTACAGCGCATCAGGAAAAGCAATCGCCAATCTGAGTATTGCGACCAGTCAGAAGCGCAAGGACAAACAGACTGGTGAATACATTGAGGACACTCAGTGGCATCGACTCAAATTCTTTGACAAACTCGCTGAGATCGTTGGTGAATATATCAAGAAAGGCTCGACAGTTTATGTTGAGGGTCAGATCAAATATGGCAAATTCACAAACAAAGATGGCATGGAAATCTCAACAGTTGACATTGTTTGCAATGAAATGACCATTTTAAGCAGACCAAAAGATCAAAAAGATCAAGCAGCAGAAAAGCCAAAGCAAGCGCCTCAAGGCTCTGGTTTTGACGATATGGATGATGACATTCCTTTTTAATGGAGATCAACATGAAACAAGAGGGCATCGAGAGAGTTTGGAAAAACGCTGGCACTTGGTCAGATCAAGCAATGAATTTGCTTGCAAGTTTCTCAGCCAGACAGCGCGAGGAATTTACTTTGGAGGACTTCAGGCTTTATGCGTCCATGCGTTATTTGCCAGAGCCTCACCATGACAATTGCTGGGGTGCATTGTTCTCAGTTGCATCAAAGCAATTCTTGATTAAACCAACTGGAAGCATGGTGGCCGCGACAAGAGCAAAGGCTCATGGCCGATTGATTAGAACTTGGGTTAGAGCATAAGGAGAAAAAAATGTCATTTGCAGAAATTGAATTACAGATTATTAGATGGGCTGAGGATCGAAAAATTATTCCAAACAGCAAACCAGAGACTCAACTTTTAAAAGCAATGTCTGAACTTGGAGAACTTGCAGACGCAACAATTAAAAAAGACAAAGCTGGCATCATTGATGGAGTCGGGGATGTTATGGTTTGCCTTGTCAATTATTGCGCTTTGCATGACATTGATCTTGTCAGTTGCATGGAGTCTGCATATTCTGAAATAAAAGACAGAAAAGGCACTCTTTTACCAAATGGAGTATTTGTGAAAGAGGCTTAACGCTTCAGGATGGCCAAGGCTTCATCGATGTGCTTGATTCGATCCTCCAGACCGATAAAGCCACCATTGATTTTCTTGGTCATCCCTTTGTAGTCTCTGGCATCAGCAAACTGGTTGAGTTTGTGGGTGTCCCAAAACCAGCCAGCAGTGAGCATCGCATATTGAGGAGTCGCCACCAAGTCTGGCTCAAGCACAAAATCAACCCCTAGAGCCTGACCAGCGTGATAGTAGTTGGCATGGCCAGTCAACTGAATGCAGCCACGGCCTCGAAAGCGCCAGCCATCATCAGAAGCCTCATCCCTGTTCCCCATCCGACCACTATAAACAACATTCGCGATCATTCGAGGATTGCGCTGACAGGCTTCAGCCTTGGCCGCATCAAATCGCTTTGGCCAAATCTTTTGGAGTGCCTCTTTTCTATAATTTAAATTCTCAACCAAGAATTTGAAGCCACCACTCTCATGCGCAACTTGGCCAATAAAGCAAGCCTGTCGAATGGGAGTTGAAATATCAAATCTTTGAAAAGTGGCATTCAGTGGATCGAGCCATTGCTCACCAATGTGAAGTTTTGAGAGTTGTTCGTTATTGACCATTGATCTGAGTCCTCATTGATTGATAAGCATCGATGCAAGCATTTAATTGAGCCGTGTTCCTGTCACCCTGAGCCACTATTTCTGCGATGGCTGCGAGGGTTGCTCTGTCGGAATCAGCAGCTTGGTCAGCCTCTCTGTGAGGTTGACTTCCTGTTTCTGCGCGATCTGTGGTGGCAGGGGTGGAACTTTGGGTGGTTGATGGACAACTTGAGGATTTGAGCCGCAGCCGACCATCGCGAATGGCACGATCAAGAGCAGACTGTTTTTGATTGATGACATTTGTTGTCTCCAAAAGTTTGGTTGCATTTGTGTTGATCTCCTCAGTGAGTTTTTGCTCCACTTTCCTTGCTTCATCATTCTTTTTTGCAATGGCAATTTTCATGTCATTGTCGCGCTCGATCCAGCCATAATGGTGGCCGACTCGATAAGTCCCAAACAGAGACACCAGAACGCCCACGATTAACCAAGGAAGTGGAATTGGTAGCATCACTCAGCCTCTTTTCTTGCGTTGGCCAGAATCTCCCTTTCCTCGTCATCCTCAAGGTGGTCTGGAGGTGTTGTCGGAGGTGGTGGTGGAGTCCAAGATTCATCGAGTTCTGGGTTTTTCCAGACAGGCATCGCGCCAAATGGCTGGCTTGGCAAACCATAAGCCGATTGAGGTGGTGCATAACTTGAGCCATATTGCTGGCCATAAGAGCCACCAGCGCCTTGCATCGGTTGACACATAGGTTGCATTGGTGGTGTTGGATTCATTGTGCCAAACGCTTTGGCCGCAGCGCCAGCAGCCCTTTTGGTCATAACGCCACCAATGCCACCAACAATCAAAAGAACAATGTCGTTGAGCATCTTTGTATATGCTTGGTCAATCGGGGCCATGCTCTTGATTGGCTGGGTCACAAATGTCACTGAATAAAGCAAAGCAATGACAATGAAACACAAAATGCAAGTGACAACAACAACAACAAAGCCCCAAATTCGGACTTCAAATTCTTCAGTTGTTAGGTTTGGCTTCTGGTTGCTGGACATCATTGACTTTTTTCTCCAAGATTGGTGCGACCAAATATTCAGGACATTGTTGAGTAAATAAGCACTTTGGCTTTTGGCATTGTTCAGCAGTGAAGTTGTCTGGATTCTGGCAGAAGTATCGATAACGATCCTCACAGCCAGTCAGCATCAACAGAGCAATTGCGATCAAATATTTCATGCGTAAACATCCACTTGATTGACCTTGACCCAATGAGTTTTTATCTCTTGGACTTTTTGCTGTTGGTCAGCTTGACAATTTAGCCGTTCCAATTGCTTGAGATTTTGCTGGTGCAAAACTCTTTGTTGTTCACGCAACATTTGTGCATTGCTTTGGTAAGTTGAGATTTTCATCCTAGTCCTATATAGGCCAAAAATTTATTCACAATTTTGTCTGACAAATCGTCAGGAAGGAAACGCAAAAAACCAAGTACCCACCAAGCAACACACAATCGCACAAATATTTTGAGAAACTGGTCAAATTGTTTCTGATATTCATTCATCGACCACAGCGTTTTGTTGTCTGACAGAAATCCATCAATTCATTTATGCCGATACCAACGAGAAGGAGAACGAACGCGATCCCGCCAATAAGAGCCACCATCTCCATTTGCTCTCGTTCTTCTTGCTTCTGTTTTTTTTCCAAAGCCTTAAGTGCGCTAAGTTCTTTAGCATCAGCCAAATCCATTTCAGCCTGTCTAGCCTTAATCTTTGCCCACACGTCCGCACGGCCAGTGGCTTGGAATAATAGCTTCAATTCTTCTTCAAACCGACGCGCCTCATCAAGACACATCTCGATTTGTAAGGCAGCACCCATGTTAGAGCCACCCTTGTTCTTAGCTTGAATCATTGCCTTAGTAGCAGCGCTCTTGGCATCGAACATTTTGCCAATCATCGGAGTCAGACTTTGAAGATCGCTTGCGACCTTACTGGCCTTTTTCACCATTCCAATGGCTTTTTGTAAGCCATCGAGAGCCGCCATCGGATCAATTGGAATCATTTTCTCTCAACCTTTTTCCACTCGATGCAATAGACTTTTCGGTTGAAAACATCGCCAGTCCAACCCCATCTTATGCACCTATATTCACCAGACAACAGAAGGATTGAAAAGACAAACTCTGTCATCGCCAGTGCCAAATGATGACTGACACTGACCAGAAAATCAAACTGAACAAACAGATCGCGGCCAACAGAGCAACGATCCAGTCTTTCATTTTCTTAAATCTTTATAAATTGCCCAGACTTTGTGGCCAATGAGCAAAACTGTATAGATCAAGGTGGCCCAAAGCACCAACTCGCTGACCTGAATGCCCATGACAGTGGCCAGTGAGACTGTGGCTGGTGGAGCAACTTTGGCAACAATTGCCGCTGTTGTTTCAGTGTGAGAATCTGTCATCGCTCTTGAACCTCGATCAAAAGTGTCCTGTCCTCAGTCCGAGCAGGACTGTTGTTGGTCACAATTCGATTTGTCAGACGATAGGATTTGCCAGCAGTGCCACCAGAAACCCAAACGACAGTCGATGTGTCTAATTTTGAGTTTGAATTGATAGTGATCGAATCAGGATTGATCCAACTTGAAGTTGAGATAACCTCACCACTTTGAAGCCAGTCAGACCAGTCAAATCCATAATCCAAAACTGCATTCGGGTCTTTTATAAAGTCAGCCATTTGAAACCTCCAAAATTCGATCCTCGTTGGCAACATACATCACCCGAGATTCTAGCGAAACCAAGATTTCTCTGTTTTCAGCATATACATACAAAAGATTGCTTGCAGCCGAAACCGCATAAGCCATTGCAGTCGGAGAAGTTGCCGTGACAGTGGCCAACAGTGCCTGAATAGAGGCAGTTCCAGACTGAGAAGTATTTGGAACAACCGAGCCGACAGTGTTGATATTTGCAAAGGCATTGCCATCGCCTCTGGCCGTTGCAGTCGGTGCAAGGTCTTGAACCAAAGGAATGAACACCTCAACCAAAGCAGTTCCAGAAACCGAGAACTCTGGCTCATTGGCCGCAACAGTTCCAATCAGTGCCGATGCAGTTGCAAATCCGACAGCCGTGACACTTGGAACAGTTGCTGTGACAGTCCCAATGTTTGCTTGAGCAATGTTTGAAACAAAAGCATTTGAACTTGGAACAGTGGCTGTGACAGTTCCAATGCTTGACGATGTGTTGCCATCACCAGTCGCAGAAAACGCCAAAACAGTCGCTGTGGCCGATCCAATGCTTGCTTGAGCAATTGCATCACCAGAAGCACTTGAATTCGGTGCAGTAGCAGTGACTGTGCCAATTGTGACCTCAACGATTGTTTGAGGGAAAGCAGTCGCGTTTGGTGCTGTGGCCGTGACAGTTGCGATCAGAACCTGAATGTTTGCTTCACCAGTTGCACTTGCATTTGGTGCAGTGGCAGTGTCTGTCAGGAAAGACGCTTGAATCAGCGCATCGGCTGTCAGATTAACATTTGGGACTGTGGCTGCGACAGTGCCAATTGTGGATGTCGCTGTGGCCTCTCCAGTTGCCGTTGCGTTTATTGCACTTATAGTAACAGTGCCAATTGTGACTTGGACTAGAGCATTAGCCAAGATCGATGCTGAAGGGACAGTCGCTGTGACTGTACCAATGGACGCACTCGCAGTCGCATCGGATATTCCCGATGTGCTGATTGGATATTCTGAGAGTGCATAATTTCCAAACATTATTCAGCCAATTCTTTAGGTAATTGTGCTTCAGCCTGTTCTTTAATTTTAATAATTAAAGGCCAAACACCTGATTTGGCAGGCATCTCACCTAACACATTCAAAATGAATTGCACTTCGTTTTGGTCAAGGTCTAAATTCATGCTTGACTCCAAGGTGTACCAGAAGCAGTTACAGGTGCTTTCTGCAAAGCGATATTAGCCGCCAGAGCATCTTCTGTTGCTTGTTTATCAACACCATTAGCCCACACCCAACCAAGGACTGTTTCTTGTGTCAGGTTTTCGTATGGCGTATTGACTGCGCCATCTGCCCATGAGCAAGTGGAATAGATGGATGCTGTTTGTTCGCCATCTACGGCTGTGGCTTGCCAATGGGCTGTGGTTACAAAACCATCTGCTGTTTTGCGGTCAAGTTGTGATATTGTCCAATTAGTAACCATTTTTTACTCCTGATTTGGTTTAGGATATTTTGCTTTCACGGCTAAACACGCATCAATATATGATTGAATTTGCGTTTGATCGCCTTTTACTAAGCCATCAATGTAATCGTTAATTGATGGGTATTCTTTAGCACGATTGCGTTGATATTGCGTTTTCGCTAGTTCGGCTTTTTCAATTTCCCATTGTGCTTCTTCAGCATCTCGTGCGGCTTCTTCTTCGGCAGTATATGGAACATCGCCTTCTGGTGTTGCGTGAAATCTTGCCATGATTATTCCTTAACTGTTCTTAATGCCATACAAGCGGAATGTGCCATATAAATTTCCAGTTGAAGCAAAGAATTGAATCCCTGTTAATGCACCAACTGTGTTGTGATGGCGACCTCCAACTTGTCCGTGTGTATATCTATAACCACCATCTTCAGGGGTATATGCAAGTGAACCTGAAACCATTTTATAAGTAGATGTATTTGCGGGATTTTGTGTGTACAAAATTAACATTGCTGGAGTTGTTGAATCAGCACGCATTAAAGTGTCACCACCACCTCCAATGTTTAATCGGATATATGCACCATTTGTTTCATTAGTAGCGTTTAAAGTTGTATTGGTAGCAGTCGTACCAAAATTTCCATGACTGTAACTGTTGGTTTGATATGACCCCGCAACTTTTAAACGACAGTAAAGTTGTACACCATTTGTTGAAGTGTAAAGATTGACAGCAACTAAAGCATAAAGATCATATGTGCTGTCAAAAGTATTTTCAACATTGACAGTAGCCGAATTGCTTGCAGTAACAGTTGACAAATAAGTCCATGAACCGCCACCCGCAGTTGCCCATGTAGGCGGAGAACCCGAACCCGCGCTTGTCAATACTTGACCACTTGTGCCGTAATTAGAACCATTTAGACCAAACGCGCCACTTGTGTTAATTCTAAGCCGTTCAATACTATCAGGGGCTAGAACAATAGAACGAACACCACTAGTTGTTCCTAAAATTACGGCATCGGAATAATTTGAACGCAAATAACCGCCACGGCCATTTGCCACATCATCAATAACAGAAATTCTTGTGTCTGCCGCAGTACTAACAACCGCTAATTTTGCAGAATATGTAGAAGGCGAACTCGTACCAATACCCAACCCTGTTGAGGTGAGGCGCATACCTTCTGTCCCTGATGGATACCAAACTGCAACACCAGTAGCATCAAAAATTCTAAAATAGTTATATGTATCAGTCGAATCGTTTATAAGAAAACCAGTAGTAGAACCCGCTTTGATATATGAACTTGCTCCAAATTTCAAAGCCACAGCACTTCCAAGTGCAAATTCTGTTGTTCCGTTAAAAGTCAAACCTGAGCCAGTAGCCAATGCGCTTGTACTTGAGGCGTAAACCACACCGCCTGATGTGAATGATGTTAGGTTTGTACCGCCATTGGCAGTTGGGAGTGTTCCTGTCACTCCAGTTGTCAGGGGTAGACCATTTGCATTAGTCAATGTTGCGCTTGTCGGAGTTCCTAGAATTGGAGTGACCAGAGTTGGACTATTGGCAAACACCAAAGCACCAGTGCCAGTCTCGTCAGTCACCGCAGCCGCAAGATTTGCCGATGATGGAGTTCCAAGGAAAGTAGCAACGCCAGTTCCCAAAGATGTGATGCCAGTTCCACCATTAGCGACTGGAAGTGTTCCATTGACACCAGCAGTCAGGGAGACTGTGTTCTTTTCCCACAGACTATTACTTGCGTTATAAACAAGTGTTTGTCCTGTTGTAGGGCTTTGAGCAGAGACATTGTGCAACTCATCCATCTCATAGCCGTTTTGCACTTTGACAAACAACTTCCCCAGAGTCCCATGAGAGTGCTGAACAATGGCCACATAAACCAAATGCTGAGGCGCATAAGGCTTTGTCGCAGTCAATGTGCCAGCCGTTGTCGGGCTTAAATATAACTGCTGTCCGTCTGTATAAGCAGAGGTGTCAATGTTGCTTACTAAGCCAATGACAGTCACATAACCATTTGAGTTGTTTGCCAGATCAGAGGTTATCAAGCCCAATGTTTGAGCAGAGGTTGAGTCACCTGTGGCCAGTGCTTTTGAGACAGTTGCATTTTGACCACTAGCACCAGAGATATAAACAGCAGTCCCTTTGGTCAAGGTCGCGCCAGTCGTGTTTCTGACAGCAGTCAAAAGTGTCGATGCTGGTGAAGCCTCAGAAACCGCCAAATCAAAGATGCTTCCATTCCTAGAAACAACAATGCTTGCGTCAGTTGATGTGATGTCAGAAACCGCCTTGTCAGCAGGGTAAGTGACAAAGACCTCTTTTGTGCCAGCCGCAAATCCAACTTTAGCGTCTGCATTGCTGGATTGCAAAACAGTTGTCCGAGCAAGCGTCAGACCATCGTTCGACAATGTGCCAAGGCCGATCTCCCAATCAGCACCATCCGCAACTGAGTAATAAGTGGTGTTATTTGCACCGACACCAGCCGCAAATGTCTGAAAACCAGTGACTGATCCGCTTAGGACAAAATCACTGGTTCCAGTGGTGGTGGTTGATTGCTTAACTCGATCAGCAAGGATTAAAGCCATAGATAACCTCCGAGCCACCCTCGGTGGTGGCTAAAAAACTCAGTTTTGGATTCGCAATGGTGAAGTGATATCGAGTGTAAATGTGCCATTTGTTGATGTCACATTGCCACCGAAATCAAGATAAGCGACCAGATTGTCTGTTGATGCAGTGCCAGTGGTCTTATAGATCACAGCAGCCGCAGCAGTCAAAGTAGCGCTTGACCATGAAACATCCGAAAACTCGATGTCAATTCGATCATTTGCTGTGTCATTGGTAACTGTCACAGTGGTGGAAGCACCACCAGCAGTGTAGCCAGTGCCACTGACCTCATTTGTAACATCAGAACGCTTTGTGTGCGTGTCTTTGTTTGGGGTATAACTGGATGTCACCAGTTCAATCTTGAAAGAGTTGGTGTCGAAATCAATCGCACCAGTCGCCATGTCATTCAAGCATGAGTTGTAAATTAGAGAGGCCATTTGTGCTTCCTTTCAGGTTTGGATTTTAGCCGCAAAGATAAATGCAAGCAATCTGCTTGGTTTCGGTTGAATTGGCAAATGTCACATTTTCCCGAGCCTTTGCCACTGTATAACTTCTCGCAATGTCGTCAGCTTGTTTCATGCCCTTGCCAGCCATGTCAGAGGCCACGATAAAGTCACCAATTTGGATGTCACCACCTTGGCCACAGACATTGATTTTTCCCTCGCCAATGGCATTGACACCAATTGGTCGATAGGTTTGATAAATTGTGGAATATTCATCTTTTAAGACAAAGACATTCTTTGCCCCTTGAACGCCCTCGACATATTTTCCAAGTGATGCAGGAACAAACTCATTTCCACAAACACCAGTAAACACACCAACTGCACCTTTTTGGTTTGCAGTCGTGCTTTTTGTCATTTTGGTAATTGCATCATTGATTGTTGGAGCAGCGATCAACTCAACATCAACCATGATGTCTCCAACTTCAGGAACATCCTCAGAGAGCAATTGCAAAGCATCATGGCCAGCCGTAAATGGGTAAGCAGCGCCTGATGTAATGTAATAAGCGTATGAAGTGCCGCCAGTGTAATAAGCAAGACGAATATCAGCAGTTACAGTTGACTGCAAAGTACTAGCACCACCAGTTTGGAAAGTTCCACCAGAAACGCCAGTGCCTAAATATGCAGCGTGCCTGAAAGTGCTGAAAGTTGAGTTTCCATAACCAACAGCAGCAATTGCGCCAATGTCAGCATTTGTTGTATTTCTTGTTCCAGCACCGATTGCAAATCCTGTGGATGTATTTGCAAACAAACCACCATAATAACTAACGCTTGATGATGAAAAAGCACCACCAGCAGAATATCCGCCAATTGATGAACCAGTGCCAAGACCAAAAGTTACAAATGAGTTAAAAACTGCGCTTGTATTGTCTTGGATTTTTGAAACAGACAAAGTGTCTGTTGTGATCGAGCCACCATCAATGAATGTTGTCGTTGTTCCACCAGAGCCTTGAGAATTTGCAAGGTTTGTGAAAGTCACCAAACCATCTAAATTTTGCCAAGTAAAAACAGAACTAATTGTTTCAGAGTATGAGCCACCAAAATCAATCTCTTGAAAAATTACCCTGACAGCCCAATATTTGTTTGTCGCTGAAGTTGCACTGACAGCGCTTGGACTGAATGTTGTTGACCAACCTGATGCAGAAATTGATGGAGTTGAAGTGCTGAAATTGTATGCAACTTGAGCAGTTGTTGGAGCAGTTGGTGCAGTTGATTGACCAGTGTTGTAATAGAAATAAACCTGAGCATTTCTTGGCCCTGTTGCACCATCAGTGACCTCGGCATCAGTTGTCGCACTTGTACCAGTAGAAAATCCTGAAACATTCCGAGAAAAATCAACAGCTTTCAACCAATAATATTTTGTTGTTGATGCAGGAATACCAGACCTTGCAAATGTAGAACTTGAAACTTCACCGATCTTTGTTGCAGTGGCTGAATTGTTTGTTGAATTTTCCCAAATCTCGTTATAAAACCAGTCAGCAGCAGTTGGATTAGTCCAAGACAACTGAATTGTTTTATAAGCACCGACAGCAGTCAGGCTTGTTGGTGCAGAAGGTGCAGTGGTGTCACCAGATAATGTGTGATTGATTGTTGCTGAGAATGGGCCATTCTTATCAGAAAAAATTGCTCTGACTCGAATGTTGTATTGCAATGCGACCTCTTGCTGGCCAGCATAGTCATAAACAGTTTGTGACGTGAAAAGAGATTGCCAAACAGTGTCTGTTGAAAGTTTAAATTGCAACTCATAGCCTGTCACATAAGCCGATGAAACTGCATCCCAAGTGATGTGTGCTGCTGGTAATATCGTGCCATCAGGAAAAGTGATATTCTGATTTGTAGCAGTCAAATTAGTTGGTGCTGCTTGAGGTTGAATCAGAGTCAGACTGGTGTTTGGAGCGCCATCCTGAGCGTCAGAAGTTGACCAGTCATAAGCAGTCGAGTCCTCCTCTTTGAGAACCAGATCAACACCAATGTCCTCATTGAGTCGCCACTCCATGACCCTGAAATATTTGCTCGACCATCCAAGTTGAGCAATCGTCAAAGCCACCACATCGCCAGCAGTAATGTTAAGACAAGTTGGCTTGCATGAAATATTGACAACAATTCCTTGACGCGACTTCAAGAGGTTAATCTTTGCAAGCCTTTGAGCCTCAAGATTGTTTGTCGTGAAGTTGAGATCGAGTTGAGCAGTTAACTCCTCACCGCCATCCTGAGTCTTAAAAGTCGATGATGCAATCGCTGGATATTCAGTCGCTGAATAAAGTTTGTCAGCATCAGCAAAAACACCAGACACTCGATTGAATAGATTGGCTTTTTCGTTCGCACATGAGAGTTGGACATCGCCTCTCAAATCATCGACTGTGATTGTTTGGACAGGACTTGAGAATGCACCAACGATCAGCTTATATTTTCCAGAGGAATAAATAAGCATTCCAGCGCAAGTCGAGAGCATATCTTGCAATACTTCGCGAGGACTCTTTGAAGTGTCCACCACACCATTGAGTGTGTAGCGCTTCTGAGTCACAGAGCCTGAAGCCGTGACAGTCTCATCACAGATATTGGCCGCAGCAATAAATGACGCTGAATCAATCTCATCGGCTGTCACTCGCATTCCATAATCACTCATTATGTAATCGCGAATGCAGAGAGCAGGATTGTCAGACCAAGCCGTTGTTGTCGATCTTGGGTCATAGACTAATTTGCCCTTGACCAAAGCCCTGACTGTTGGAATGCTCGTATAAATTGAGGTGTCGTATTGCATCCTCACATAAACCGAGGAAATTCCAGTGAGTTTATGGCTCGATGTCCATTTGTTTGTCAGACTCGCAGTCTCAGTCACCAGATCAGAATAAGCAGTGCCACCAGTCAGTGAGTTTTGAATTCTTGCTTTGCCAGAATAACGACTGCTTGAGACATTGCCCGAAACAGTGCCAACATCCTCATCGCCAAAATAAACTTTTTCAACCGATTGAATCTGGTGATCTGCCAATCCAAAGACAGTGTGCAAATATTCGTTGTTTGTGCCTGTGGTGGCCGCATAGAACATCACGCCACCGACTAGGCTTTGGCCATAGATCAGTTGCCTTGGTGCAGTTGATGATCTGACATTGATTGTCTGACCTTTTAGTTCATTGGCCGCGCTTCCACCAATCAAGCCCATGCTCTGAGCCGCTTTTGTGGTCAGAACAAATGAACCAGCCCGAATAGCAGCACGCAAAAACATGGCTTCTTTGCCGATTGCGAAATAAGAGATCGCAGTTTCAGCAAGAAATTCACCAGCCAAATAGACTACCAGTTCAGCCATTTATATGCTCCAAGCCTTTTCACAATTAAGAGTCGGTTGCATGATGATGCCAGACTCAGCGACAAAAGCCGACATTTCTCCAACACAAATGCCAAGCAATTCACGCCCTGAATTGATTAAACAGACCACATCACCCCTTTGAGCCAACAGGACAGACTTTGATTGACCAAAGTATTTGTCAGCAGCCCCCATCATGCCGCCATGCTCGGACATCAATTCAGCCGCCCTTCTAGCAGTCTGATACTCAAAAAGATTCGTCAAATCTTTGTCAGAAATCTCTTTGACTGCATGGATCGAGAATTGCCAGCAATCATTTGAACCCCACTCGAAAGGCTGATCTTTCTTTTGGAGAATATAGTCCTCAAGCAATCGAGGCCAGTTATCTTTTCTCATGGCTGTTCTTGAATATAACCGCCAGAATTGGGGTTTCCACCACCACCAGCATTTGCACCAGTTGGATCAGTGCGACCCCAATTGATGTCAAGATTCTCGATGGCCACCACATATTGCAAACCTTCGTCTGCGGCATCCCTGACCTTTTGCTCCTCATAAGTGAAGCGCCTGATCTTTGGCCGATTAGCATCGATCATTTGGTGTTCCACAGACAGAGAGATTGTGGCTGTCTGGCCAAGACTGATTGACATCACATCCATTCGGCCAGTAAACATCAAAGCCGCAGCCACCAGATCGTGATTGGCATCGAGCAAAGCAAAATAAATCTTTGCCGCCCGACCTTGATAATTCTCACCCAAAGCAATTGCAATGTGATTTGTATCAATTCCAGAGAGTGTTAGGGTTAACCCTTTAGCCTCAAGATTTGCAGTCTCTGAGATTGTGTCAATGCCGCCAAGACCACCGACTGCCAAATAAGTGTTTCCACCATAGACAATCGATTTGCCACCATTTGTGTAATAAATATGGCCAGAGGAAAAGTCCAAATCCACCAAAAAGCAGACTGTTAGATTGTCGTCTGTCAGAGCCGATGTGATGGCACTGGCTAGGCTTCGAGTCATATCGCCTCCAGAAAGCCAGCAGTCACAGAATAAACGCCTTCAATCATTTTATTTATGGCCACCGATGTGCCATCAAGTCGCATGATTGCTGAAGGGTTTGTATAAGTCACAGCACTCGATGAACTTGGTTGAGTTCTAAAAGGTGGCTCGATTGTGTATGTGCTTGAGGACTTTCCAACAATCATCTTGACTTCATAATTTGCAAACTGAATGAAGTCGCCAATTGAGAGGCTCGATGATGACAAAGTGACAGTCGATCCAGTTGAACTTGAAACAGTGATCGAGCCAGAAACAGAGCCAATCGGAGCAGTTTCACCAAATCGAGGCAAATAGACAGTGTTGGCCATGCCTCGCATTTTGTAAAACAAAGCCTGAATTGGTGCGACCTCAGCCCTTGACAGATTATTCCAAGCGACTGAGCAATACCATTTTGCACCAGCCAACTCGACTGTTTGTGATTGCTGGCTCAAAGGAGAGGTGAAAATCTGAGTGTTTGACCTCAACTCCCAAAGAGCCGATTGAGGGTTTTTGACACTAGGCCAAGCAAAGGTTGTCATGCAAACGCTCCACCAGATTTCATTGATCTATAAATTTCAGCTTTGGCTTGCTCTTTGGCCTGATTCATTGCAGCCATGATCGATGATCTGTCAGACCTTGAGTCAATGTTAATATTCTGAACGACAGTCACGCCACCGCCACCAAGTTTGTTGTTTGGCACGATAGAACCAGCGCCATTTGGCACAAACAACTCAGGGCCACGCTCACCGACCATGTAAGGTGTATTTGATGAAACAGGGCCACCCAAAGCCCTTGCACCAAAGCCTTTGAAAAGGTCTGTCAGAAAACTCACGCTCGGATCAGTAATGTTTTTCTTAATCATCATCCGAATGATGTCGCGCTGGATAGAGTTCACCATGTCAGTGAAGTTCAGCTTTCCAGTCATAAACGCTTCAGTCAGAGTGCTGGTGAATTCATTGCCAAATCCATTGATCGCGTCAGTCAAGATGTCAATGTCAGACTTGCCTTTTTCGGTGAATTTTTTGAGTTCATCATTGGCCAATCCAACAGCGCGACTGAATGTGTCAGGATCAATTAAGCCTTTGCCGAGGACAGTTTGGAGATATTGAACTCTCTCAATGTAGTTCTCCAAAGGTGTGCGAGTATCCTCAAAAATTTTCTTAATTGCATCGGCTTGCTCTTTGGCATCCTTTGTGATTTGCTCATCGAGTTTTTGCTGTTGTTTGTCTTGCTCGATCTTGGCTTTTTCTGCCTCAGTCAGATTTCTGACAGTATTCAAATAAATTTCATATTGCCTGATCTGTTCAGCGTTTGCCCCCATTCGCTCAAACTGAACCAACTTGAGTTGATCCTCACCCTCGACCAGCTTGATGATCTGATCTGAAACGGCCATATAAGCCCGAGTGATCTCAGAGATTTGCTCGACTTTTGGTGCTTCAACACCCAAAGGCTTTAGATTTTTGAGTGGTGCTTTTGGCTCAAGCGCATTGTCAATTCTCCTGACATCGGCTTGAGTTGCACCAACACCAGTCCTCATTTGTTTTTCGAGTCTGGCAGTTTCCTCAAACTTTTGATTCAAAGCCTCAAGCAAAGGCAATGATTTCTCAGCAAAAAATCCCTTGATTCGTTGACTAATCTTTGTCAGATTGTCATTGAACATTTCAGAATTCTTTGCAAATTCATCGCCAAAACTTGCACCAAATTCTTTGATTCCTTGTTTGCCAAGATTAAGAAATGGAATTAGATCAGCGCCAGCCTTGCCAAACAAAGCCATCGCATATTGAGTTTTGGTCGCTCCATCGGCAGCACCACCAAAAGCGCTGGCCACATCGCCCAAAATGTCAGCAGTTGGCCGAATATTGCCGTTGGCATCTTTAACATTGATGCCAAGATTCCTGAATGCTTCTGATTGCTCTTTGCTTCCAGCCGCAGCCTCAGCAATGCTTTTGTTGAGTTTGACAAGAGCCGAGCCAAGTTGCTCGTTTGAAACACCAGCCAGATCAGCCGTGTTTGAAAGTGATGAAAGTTCTGCAACTGCAATGCCTGTCTTTTGCGACAGTTTGTTCATTTGGTCAGCACTATCAATCAGACCTTTTATCTGAGTGATGCCGCCAATTGCAGTCAATACCGCAGTCAGACCAGCGATCTTGCCAGTGACCATGCCAACAGCATTGCCAATTCCGTCAAGACCGCCTTTGACTGATTTGAATGCCGCGCCAGTCTTGTCCTGAGCAACAATGTCAATGCTTACATCTTTACTGGCCATTGCTTCTCTCCGACTGAAACTTAATCCAAACTTGCCATTCTAGGAACTCCTCAACTGGCATTTCCTCGATCTCACCAATTGTTTTGTGCAACTTTTCAGCGAGATAAAAAAGGAATTGTCGTTCAGGAGTCTCCCTTAGTTTTTTTCGAGTTCCTTGAAATCAACTCGCATGATTTCTGTTGAAACTCTTTCCAAAATTGAGGCATCGACCATGTTTCGCAAAACTGGTTTGTCCTCGATGGTGAAAATCTTTCCCCCATCTTTATCGAGGCACTTCATTACCAACAACTCAACAAGAGTGTCAGCTTCAGAGTTTCCCAATCGAGTGACCGCCTGAAGTTTAGATTTGTCTTTCAGTGTGAAAGGCTCAACATAAACAATCAGAGGGCCATTCTCATCGCCCCACTCAGGCACTTCAATCGTCTTGACTTGAAGTGACTTGAAATGGGCTTTTGCTCGATCAATTGCACTCATCAGCTTGCAGTGCTAAGGCTCAAAGCACCAGTGCCTTGCAATGTGATGGAAGCCTCGACCATGCCATCAAAAGATGAATTCACAGTCAGACCAGTCACGATTGCTGAACCAGTGTAGTACTTGTCACCAGTTGTCGCGCCTTCTGGATAAGCCGAGAAAGTCACAGTTGAACCGACTGCCATTGCAGTCTGGCCAGCGTCAGCCTCGTCCCAAAAAACATCAACAGACGCAGTGAAGGTCTTGAGTGATGCCTTATAGGTGCGAGAAGCATCGCCCATTGATGTGTCCTCGAGAGTATCAGCAGACTCGGAAATCGAGAAACTGCGAATCTCGCCAATCGTGTCAGAACCGACTTTGAGTGTACCTTCTGAACCAGTATGAGTAGCCATAATTAAGCCCCTTTCAAGTTTTACAATTTTGCCACATTAAGCAGCAGATTCAAGATCATTTTCCTTGGTTGAGTAAGTTACCTCAACAGTGAAACGCCCAACACCGACAACTTGCTCTCCATCCCCTGAATAATCAGATTCAAAAGCCACAGTGTTGATGTCCTTTGCTTTGCCACCAAGCGTGATGTTTGCATAAAGTGCTTCTTCCACCTCAACTGCAATGGTGTCAATCGTATTGTCAAAATTAGTGTTTGCCATGACATAGCACTCGACCATGACTTCCAAAACTCTCAACTGAGTTCTGGGTTTGGTCATTGTTTCGTTTGTCGATGTCTCTGACTTTGTGTAAACAATCAGCGCTGGCAATTTGCCAGACTCGAATGGATAAACCCGAGACTTATAGACCCGAGAGCCAGTCGTTGTCAGACCAGTCAAAGCAGTCACCACCGCATCCCTAATCTGTTGTCTCACATGGCTCATTGTTTCTCCAAAACGATCATTGTCATGCCAGTCCCATCATCCTGAACAATTCTGGAAAGATAGTTTACTTTGGCAATCTGAAAGGCATCGCCCTCAGTGCATGAGGCCACATCCGAGGTGCGAACCATGAGTCTTGGTTGCTGAACAGCAAAGCCGACATCGCCACCAGCCTGAACATCGATGAACTGGTTGTCAAAGATTCCTCGAATTGTCTTTGGGACTCCATTTTGGATTGTGTATTTCACATCAACCCCAAAGTCCTTCAAATACATCAAGCGATCAGCAGCAGACTCATACATTCTTTTTTGGCCTTCCACGCTTAACTGGTTTTGTCTCATCGGACAGACCAATCGAGCGATCAACTAATTCTTGAGAGACATAAGGAACGCAACGACTTAATTTGACCAAATCTTTTGATTCTTGGTCAGGCAACTCTAGGATTTGCCCAATTCGGGCTTTTCCTGCGCTTGTAATTGTGTTTCGTATGAATTCGAGTTTCATATTAAAAGCCCCGAGAGGTTTCCCCCTCGGAGCATTTTAGACATTAGGCAATGTCTGCGTCACCATAGCAGAAGGAAACTGCATTGCGAACTGCAATGTCGGTGTCCTGCAAAGCAACCACGCGAACTGTGCCGCTTGTGCTGTTGCTATAAGGATCAACAGTCAAGTCCAAACCAGACCAGAAGCCGATCAACAAGTCAGCAAAGTTGCCAAAGAACACATCGCCAGCAGTCACTTGATTAGAGACTTCGGTGCGATAGCCATTGACAGTGTTGCCAGCTTCCCAAACGAACTGACCAGCAGAAGTGGAGGACTTCTCAGTTGTTTTCAATGCACCGCGCTGGGCAGGATTGAACAAATAAGTCATCGCGCCAACATCAGCGTTGTCAGTGGCCA